CGACGGCAAACCGCCCGCAACAAAATCGACAGAAGAATTGAGCGCCAGAGATCTCGCGGAAGCTGCGCGTAAATATCAGGACGAGCAATCCGCACTGGGAATTGCAGTGACAACCGCTCAGGCCGTTGATTTCGTGCTCAAGGCAGGATGACCGGCGGCGGGTTTCCCGATCGGATTTTATTAAAAACTCAATAGGAGCAAGAGCAAATGGCCAATCAGATATTAGCGAAGAACTATACCGCAGGCGCAGCAATCGCCGCTTTCCGCATCGTCAAAATGGGCAGTAACGATGGCGAGGTCGTGCAGTCTGCCGCGGCCACCGATCTTCTGATCGGCGTGAATGGCGAAATTGCCCCAGCCAGTGGTGAACGAGTGGATATTCAGAAGGTGGGTATCGCGCGCATCGAATTTGGCGGCACCGTGACGCGCGGCGGCCCGGTAACATCGGACGCCACTGGCCGGGCGGTGGCTGCAGCGCCAGCCGCAGGCGCAAATAACCGCATCATCGGTTTCGCCGAAGTATCGGCGGTATCCGGTGACATTGCCGACGTATTGTTGGCCCCGGGGCTGATGCAGGGTTAATGCAAGGTTAATCATCAACAGAATTCAATATATTAAGGAGATTACATGGCCACCAAACCGTTTCCAGTCGACCCAAAATTAACCGCAATCGCCATTGCCTACCGCAACCCGGATATTGCTCTCATCGCTGATGATGTGCTGCCAAGAACGCCAACCGACGAGGAATTCAAATACCTGCTCTATGAAAAAGGCCAGGGGTTCACCGTGCCGGATACCCGGGTAGGCCGCAAATCGATGCCCAATGAAGTGGAATTCAATGCCACCGAAGTTCAGGACAGAGTCAATGATTATGGCCTGGATGACCTGGTGCCGATGCGCGATATCAAGGCGGATAACCAGAATATCGACCCCGTCGGCATGGCTGTTGCCTTCCTGACCAACCTGGTCAACCTCGACCGTGAGCAACGCGTCGCCAACCTGGTATTCAACAATGCCAGTTATGTGGTTGGCAACAAAGCCACGCTATCGGGCACCAGTCAATGGTCGGATCAAACCAATTCAGACCCGGTAAAAGCCATCGGTGACGCGCTCGATGTGCCGGTCATGCGGCCCAATATCGCCACCTTCGGCCAGCAAACCTGGACGGCGCTGCGTCGTCATCCCAAGATCGTTCAGGCCGTGTTCGGCACTGCCCAGGGGGCTGGCATGGTCAGCCGCAGCCAATTTGCTGAATTGTTCGAGCTGCAAGCGGTTTACGTCGGACAAGGCTTCATCAATAGCGCCAAGAAAGGCCAGGCGCTCAGCCTGTCCCGCGTCTGGGGCAAGCATGCCGCATTCCTGTACCGCGACCGCGCCGCAGGCCCGCAACAAGGCGCAACGTTCGGTTTCACGGCGCAATTCGGTGACAAGATAGCCGGGATGATCGAAGAGCCGACTATCGGTCTGGATGGCGCAATCCGCGTGCGGTCTGGCGAACGGCTGAAAGAGTTGGTTACCGCCAATGATCTCGGTTATTTCTTCGAAAACGCGGTGGCGTAATGATGTTGAACTACCCAGGATTTTCGGGTAGTTCAGCCAACCACCAACCAGCATAGAAACAATCGAGGAGGCAGCATGAAAACCTACATTGCACAACGGCAAATCAATCACGACAACGTAGTTTATGAAGAATTCCACCTGATTGATTTGGATGACAAAGCCGCCAAGCCATTACTGGACATCGGCGCAATCGCTGAGAAAACCGAGGTGTCTCTGATGCAGGAGCAAGACGAATCCGATGAAGTGCAAGAGACAGAAACTGAAAGTGAAGAAATTCCAAAAGTAGATAGCAAACCAACCAAAAAAGCCAAATAACAATGACCTACGCCACTATTCAAAACATGATTGACCGCTTCGGCGAGGATGAGCTGATCCAGCTCACCGACCGCCAGAATCTGGGCGTCATTGACAATGTGGTGGTCAATCGCGCATTGGCTGATGCGGATGCGCGGATCAATGGCTATTTGGGCGTGCGTTATACCATGCCATTATCACTGCCGCAGCCGACCGGACTGGAGCGCTTGGGTTGCGACATTGCCCGCTATGCGTTGCATGAAGACCGCGTCACTGAAATCGTGCAAAAACGCTACGACGACGCCATTGCATTGCTGCGCGATGTGGCGGCGGGCAAAGCGGAATTGGGATTGGATGACACCGCCAACAAACCGGCCAGCACCAGTCTTGCGCAAATCTCCTCGGCCGCGCCGGTATGGAAGCGTGAAAACTCGGGAGGATTCATCTGATGAGCGTTCTGTATCAGATCACCGTCGATGACCGTGAGGTCAATGCGGCGCTGAATCGGCTGATTGCGCTGGGTCAAAGTCCCCGTGAAGTGATGCAAGATATTGCCGCAATAGGTGAAAGTTCAACGCGTGACCGATTCAGGGACGGCATAGGGCCAGACGGTAACGCCTGGAAACCAAGCCGCCGGGCAATGGAACGCGGCGGCAAAACACTGATTGATTCAAATCGCCTGTTGAGTTCGATGACCAGCCAATCAGGTGCAGATTTTGCCGAATGGGGAACGAACGTCATCTATGCGGCTATTCACCAGGTTGGCGGCGATATCCGGCCAAAGACCGCGAGAGGTTTATTTTTTAAAGTGGCGGATGGTAGTTTCCGCCGCGTTAAAAAAGTGACCATTCCGGCCCGCCCTTATCTCGGCATTAACGCCGAAGACGAAGCCAATATCGTGGACATCGTCAATCAGCATCTGGCTGATGCCATCAACGGGTAATCCTCATGGCAATCATCTTATTTGACCCTCAATGGATTATCGACCGGCTCAAAACCGAAGTGGCTGGCTTGAAGCTGGTCGGTGGAGCCGCAGATTTGGCAGCCGCCTCGGAGAGCATGAAGCAATCGCCTGCCGCCTTTGTTTTTCCCAGCGCGGAGCGCGCAAACGGTTCGAGCACGGGAACGATGGTGGTATCGCAACATAATTCCGTGCGTTTCGCGGTCGTTATTGCCGTGCAGAACTTGCGCGATGCGCGTGGAGAAAATGCTCAGTCTGATTTGCGCCTATTGCGAACCGGCATTCTGACGGTTTTGCACGGTTGGCAACCGGATGATGATTTTCTACCGATCGAATTAGCATCAGGCCGCCTGCTGCAGCTCACCGACCAAGTGCTGTGGTGGCAGGATGAATTTGTAACAGCCAACACGATAAGGAGCTTGTAATGGCGAAAACCAAGGATAAAGCTGATCTGGAGCCGGTGCCTCAATCCGAATCGCAGCACGATTCTCAGCCTGTTGATATCCAGAACGACGATTATCGCGGCTTTGGCGGCAGTTACGTATTTGACCCGGCCACCGGCAAACGCACTCGCATCGGAAACGTACAAAACGGAGGGTTAACCCATGAAAGCGAATAAAAAACTATTGATTGCAAAAGTCGAAACGACCTATGGCACAGACGCCGCGCCGGTGGTTGGCACCGATGACGTGCTGATCTCGAACTTTACCATCCAGCCTCTGAATGTGCGTTATGCCGAACGCAACCATGCGCTGCCATATTTCGGCAGTCGCGGGCAGATCAACGTCGGCGAAACCATGATCATGGAATACGACATCGAGATGTCCGGCGCTGGCGCTGTTGTCACCGTGCCTAAATATGGCGTATTGCTGCGCGGTTGCGGCATGTCGGAAACGGTAACGCCAACCACCGGCCCTGTGACCTATAGCATGATTTCCGACGGTGAGGAATCGCTGACCAAATATTTCTACTGGGATGGTGTGCGCCACAAAATGCTTGGTGCATACGGCACGGCGGAATGGCGGATTTCGGAAGGCCAGATTCCCTACATCCATATGCGCTATGAGGGAATTTATGGCGGCGTAGCCGAAGCAGCACCAGGTACCCCGGTGTTAACCGGTTTCCAAATGCCGCTTGCCACAACTAAAACCAATACCACGTTTACGCTACACGGCTATGCCGCCGCATTGGCGTCCCTGACCGTCACGCAAGGCAATGAGCACGTCTATAAAAACCGCCCCAATTCCGAGCGTATGCATTTTACCAACCGTCAAACCCGCGGCCAGGTGGTCATCGAGTGTCCTAAACCATCGGTCAAGGATTTCCTGACCATTTGCCGCAACGGCACGGAAGGCGCGTTGGCCATGACGCACGGCACCACTGCGGGCAATAAGGCCATTCTGAGTGCAAGCAAGGTGCAGCTCACCAATCCGCAAACCAACGAAGGCGACAACATGGTGATGTTGACCATGGATTTGAATTTCATCCCGACCGACGCTGGTAACGACGAATTCACCTATGCAACGCAATAAACCACCCGTCATTGTTGCGAAAGCGGGAATCCAGGAATTCAGACATTAAAGGAGAAAACGCATGTTCAAAATCGAAAAACCCAAGGAAATTTCATGGCCAGTAATCGTCAGTATTCCCCGCGACGGCGGCAACACCACCAAAGCCACATTCACGGGCAAATTCAAACTGCTCACAAGTGCGGAATTTAACGCCATGTATGCCAATGGCGGCAATGATGAAGACCTGATCCGCGCCGTGATGACCGGCTGGGGTGATGATCTATGCGACGAATTTGGCGCTCCGATGGAATTCTCTGAAACCCATCTGAATATGGCCTTGACCATGCCCTATGTGCGCAATGGCATTGTCGCGGCTTATTTGGAACTATCGCAAGGCAGGAAAGCAGCAGCAAAAAACTGATCGATGCCGCCCGGTACTGGGCGGCGCGGCCAGCGCGTCAATCGATGGATGAGCGCTTGGCAGATCCGCAGGAATGGCAGGACGCCATTGAGCAACATGATCAAGAAACCAAAGGGGACGACGATGACGATGATTTTGCAATTTGGCCAGAGAATTGGCAAACCGTTCGCGTTTTTATATCGCTGTCTCGTTGTTGGCGTCACGATGGCATGTCTGGCCAGTTTCTGGGTATTCCTCGTGTGGATATCGAAAGTGCGCTAGCCATGTTCAATATTCGCCCTACCAAAAAGCGCGCCTTGCTCGACAACCTGCTGATGATGGAATCGGCAGCGCTTGAGGTCATGAACAGAAAATGAGCAAGACGCTCGATGTCGGCATCCGCATCACCGCTGACGGGCGCGTTCTCGTTTCCGAGACTGCGGCCGCCAAGGCGGCGCTGGCTGGCTTGGCTGATTCGGCCAAGAAAGCCGGAGCGGAGTCGGCTAATCTTGGCCAGCAGCAAGACCGGCAAGCGGGATCGAGCAGAAAAGTTACTGATGCCGCCAATGAACAAAGCTCCGCGATCGATAAAATCAGGGATTCACTGACCAAAGGCGCTGCCGCTTATTTGTCTTATCAGGCGGCAATGGCCGGTGGCAAGGCGATCATCGATACCGCACTGGCCAATGAGCGTCTGAATAATACGCTGAAAGTCGGGGTTGGCAGCGCCGAAGCGGCGGCTAAAGAAATTGCGTTTTTACGGCAGGAATCCGAAAAGCTGGGCCTGCAATTCACAACAACAGCGGATCAGTATGCCAAATTAGCGGCTGCCGCCAAGGATACCGCGCTGCAAGGCCAGGCTACGCGAGACATCTTCCTTGCAGTATCCAAAGCATCAACCGTGCTCGGCTTGTCAGCGGCTGAGGCGGGCGGCGCATTGAATGCCATTCAGCAAATGATATCAAAAGGCACGGTTTCTGCCGAAGAATTGCGCGGTCAGTTGGGCGAGCGTCTACCCGGCGCATTCCAGATGGCCGCTCGCGCAATCGGGGTGACCACCGCAGAACTGGATGCAATGCTTAGCAAAGGTGAGTTGACCGCAGAACGCCTATTGCCAGCCTTGGCCACTGAACTGGAAAAAACCTTCGGTGCGCAAGCCCAGGAAGCCGCGCAAGGGTTGAATGCCAAGATCAACCGCCTGGAAAATTCGTTTAACGATCTGAAGGCAGCCATAGGAAATTCAGGGCTGCTGGACTTGCTTTCCGATGGCATCGTGCTGGCAACCCGCTTTGTCGATGCGCTATCCGGAGCAAAAGTACTATCCGCAGTTGATCAGCAAAAGCAGAAAATCATTGAGATGCGCGCCGAGCTTGAGTCGCTGACCAATCGCCAGCATATCCCATTGATTGGTGATCTGTTATTCGACAAGAAACAGGCCGATTTGCTCTCGCAACGCATCGATGACGGCGTCGCCGATTTGGCCAGGCTGGAAAAAGCCGCCCAGGATAGCGCGCAGGCAATATCAGTTAACAAAACGGTTACGCCAGGGCAGAAACCAGGATTGCCGGATGAGTTGGTCAAAGAGCGGGAAAGAGCCGCCAAGGCAGCGGAAAGCGCAGCAAATCGCGCAGCCGAGGCAAAGGCGCGTGAAGCCAAGCAAGCCGTCGATAATTCAAACCGCATCATTGCTGCGTTAAAACTGGAAACCGAGCAAATCGGTTTGAACAACGTTCAGAAACGCATGATGTCCGCAGCCACCGAGGCCGCGAAAGCCCCAACCAAGGAACTGGCTGAAGAAATCATGGCCAGCGCGGCAGCCTGGGCCCAGGCCACGCAGCGCCAGGATGATCTGGCTGCGGCAGAAAAACAGCGTATCGATGCCTTAAGAGCGGTCGAAGAAGCCGAAAAAGAAGCCGCCAGGGCATCTGAAGCAACCGCCCGGCAATCTTCCCAACAATGGAATCAAATGTGGGGCAGCGTCGAGCAAACCGCCAAAACCGCCTTCATCCAGTTTGCCGCACATGGAACCTCGGCGATGAAATCGATCGGCGAAGCCATCAAATTGAGCATCATCGATATGCTTTATCAGCTCACCATTCGCAAATGGATCATCAATATTGGCTCATCGCTGGAAAGCGGTTTTGCCAATACGCTCATCAGCGGCGCTAGCAGCGCCTCCGGCATCGCGAGTAGTGTCGGGACAGGCGTTGCTGGATCCAGCAACGGCGGATCGATGCTCGGCGGGATGAATTCTAAATCGCTGCTGTCGGCGGGGTCGATGGGTGGGGTTTATGGGATAGCTGCGGCTGCAGCGGTTGTGGCCTTAAACCACCTCAATAAGAAATACGGCGATTATAAGCTAAATGGAGGCTTGGGATCTGTAGATAAGGGGCTGGACACGCTGCGGATGGGCACCGGCGGATATTGGATTGGCAAAGCACTGGGCTTGCAGCCCATCGAATCCCTGTTCATGAAATTCCTGTTCGGGAGACAACCCTATAAATTCAGACAGCAATCCCTCCAGGGCGATATCAGCAGCACCGGGCTGGACGGCACCATTACAGACGTTTATCGATCGAAAGGCGCGCTGTTCACCAGCAACAAACATAAATCCTTTACTGAAGACATCCCGAGAGACCTCGGCAACGATATAGATTCCACGATACGGGGCATATATCAATCAACCCATGAATTCGCAGAGAATCTGGGGCTTGACGTCAAGCTTGTCGATAATTTTACGAAAGAAATTCAGATCAAGAGCGAAAAAGGCAAGACCATCACTCAGGAAGCCATTACCGAGATGCTGGGCGGCCTTTCAGATGAAATTTCCAGCAATGTATTGCCTGCGGTTGACCAGTTCAAGAAACTGGGTGAAACCGCCACAGCCACGTTAACGCGGCTTAACAATGAGTTTGTCGGATTGGTCAATGCCGGAACACTGCTCGGCAGTTCGGTCGCCAATGCGCGCAGTTTCCTTGGCAAGACAGGATTTGAAGGCAGAACGGAATTTATCGATAATGCGGGCGGACTCGATGCATTGCTGCAGAAAGCACAATTCTTTGCCGACAATTTCCTGACTGACGCCGAACGCCTTGCGCCCGCTCAGGAACGGCTAAACGAGGAACTAGGCAAGCTTGGATTATCCACCGATCTGACCCGGGAACAATTCAAAGGCTTGGTGCAATCCTTTGGCAGCATCAACGGAATTTCCGAGGAAATGCTGCAGTCCATGCTTGATCTGGCTCCAGCATTTATTGGCGTTCGCGATGCGCAAGACCAGCTTGCTGGCCTAACCAGCACGAGCGCGCAAGAAATCGCAAACGAAAGATTGGCGCTGGAAGTTCAATTGCTGCAAGTCCAAGGGAATGTCACGGAACTGCGCAGGCGTGAATTAGAGCAGCTTGATCCGTCAAATAGAGCGCTGCAAGAACGTATCTGGATGCTGCAGGATGAGCAGCAAGCCGCTGAGGCGCTACGGGTCGCGGCAGGATCGGCATTTTCCGAATTACAGAAATCGATCGATGCAGAACGCGCCCGCCTGACCGACGATTACAACACCGAGCTCGATAAGGTCAACACGCATATTCAGGGTGTGACAGAGTCGATCAATAAACTAAAAAGCCTGTCTGATGCGTTAAAAACCACCGTCAATCAGATTCGGCCGTTAAATCGCGCCCAAGCCAGGCAACAAATTCAGGATGCCATCGACACCGCCCGCCGGGGTGGTGAATTGCCCGATGCCGACAGTTTGCGCAATGCGCTAAGCGTGCTGGGTAATAGCCAATCGATCACCGGCGTATCCAGCAGCTTTGAATTTGCAAAAGAACAGGCCAAGACGGCGAACCTGATTGCCGAGCTCGGCGGCCTCACCGATTCGCAATTAACGCTTGAGGAGCGAAGTCTAAAAGCGCTTGAATCGCGGCGTGACAATCTGGGTGATGGATTCAAGGAGCAGATCAAACGCCTGGATAAGCTCGTGGAGCAGGGTCAGCAGGGTGTTGATATGCTCAGCGGTTTGAACAACGCCATCATGTCGTTGACCAACGCCATCGGCTTGATGAATAACAGAATACTGCAAGGCGGAGGCAAACCATCCGATCTGATCACCGATCCCATTACCGGGGAAACGCCAGTATCCGGCAATCCAAAAATCACCGATAAGGAGATTCGGGATTTCGTTAACACCAAAGGCCGCACCGATATGGAAATCTACAATGCGGCCAAGGCAAACGGCGTCTCATTCGTGCAATACGCTGCCGCCACGGGCACGAAGTTGGAGGATCTGGAAGCGTGGGCTAAAAAGCACAATTTGAAGACATTTGCATCCGGCGGTTTCCATCGCGGCGGGCTTCGGATTGTCGGCGAGCGCGGCCCTGAACTCGAATTCACCGGGCCAAGCCGTATCTCCAGCAACAGCGATCTGTCCAGAATGTTGAATAACGATGCGCTGGAGCGCCGCCTGGAATCGCTTGAGAAGCAATTTCAAAAAGTGGTGCGCCATACCGGCAGCACGGCAAAACGCATGCGCGCTGTCACCCGCAACGGCAATGCATTGCGCACCACGGGTGAGGCTGCCTGATCATGCGCGCATTCATACCAGCCGATATCACCACCGAACACCTGATCAGCAGCTCGATCCCGGAATTCGACGTCGATGAGCCGCTGTGGAATGCCACTCAATCGTACGCACAGGGGGCTATAGTCAGTCGTCTGGCAGGCGTCATCCCGAAAATATTTGAGTCCCTGGTGTCATCCAACCTGAACAACGATCCCCTGACATCGCCCACGCAATGGATCGAAAAGAGCTACACCAACCGCTTCCGGATGTTTCAGTGGCGGCATGGCAACATCAGTATCGGCGCATCCCCGTTGATTACCACGATCAGGCCCAGAAAGCGCATTGATGCCGTCATGTTGAGCGGGATGATCGCGAATAACGTGAGCATCGAAGTCAGGGATGGCGTGGGTGGAGAAGTCATTTTCAGCGAGCAGAAAAATTTGATGACGCGCTTTCCAACCAACCCGTATGAGTGGTTTTTTCTCGAATCCGAACAAACCAAGCTGTATGACACGTTCGAAATTCCAGTATCGCTCGATCCTGTCATCACCATGACGCTCACTTCCGCCGATGGTATGTGCCAGATCGAATACTTTGGTTCCGGCCAATCTATCTATTTAGGTGATGAGGAATGGGGTGGTGAAGCGGAAGACCAATCGTTCAGCAATATAGAGTACGACAAATTCGGCACGCTCACTGAACTGAATCCGGTCGAGGGCGTGCCTGAAGTACAAATAGAACTGGCGCTGCCCGCGTCCCACATCAACCGCGTCAATCAATTCAAACGCCAGGCTAACCGGCGGGTCGTCGCCTGGTCTGGCATGCGCAATGTCAACGCCTATCAGGAGTCGTTCTCGCTGTTTGGCGTGTATCAGGAATTCAAACTTATCGCAGCAAATCACAAAGAAGCTAGTTTTTCATTATCCATCATGGGGGCTTAAATCTATGGCGACTATTCCATCTTTCCCAGAACCATTACCGAGCAAAACGCAGCCTGTCGAGGCATTCAATAACTCGATGTACAGCACGTTTGCGCATATGAACCCATGGACTGCTGGGGCCAATGCCGTGCGCGACGAGATCATGAACGCCTCCGCCAATGTGCAGGCATCGGTGGCGGCATTGGCGGAATCGGCCTGGGTGTCTGGCGCGACGTATGCCAAAGGTGACGTGCGCTACAGCATGATCGATTTCATGAGTTATCGCCGTAAAACCGATGGCGGCGGCACCACCGACCCGGCCAATGATCCGGTCAACTGGGTCATCCAGACAAAAACCTCCCTTGGCGGTGCCGATATTCATACCAGCGGGGCCGACATTACGCTTACCAGCCTAAGCCCGCGATTTA